ACCAACACCGGATACCGGTCGGCAGCAACCAACACCGGAGACCAGTCGGCAGCAACCAACACCGGAGACCAGTCGGCGGCAATTGTTGATGGCAAAGACAGTATAGCCATAGTAACAGGCAAAGATAGTAAAGCTAAAGGAGCATTAGGCTGTTGGATTGTTTTAACAGAGAGAGGTAATTGGGATGGAGAAACTTACCCTATTCTATCTGTGCAGGCATTCAAGGTTGATGGTAATTCTATTAAGGAAGATACTTTCTACAAACTTGTTGATGGTAAACCGAAAGAAGTAGAATAATTCAAAACTAAGTAGAAATGAAGCAATCAATCGAAGAAGTAGCGTACGATTATGCTACTCAAAAAACGAAATTCAGAAAAGAAGTTCTGAAAGAAGTGGATGCTGATAATTACGTTTCCCGTCATGCCGACTGTATGGAGGATTTTCAGTGTGGATATAACTATTGCATGGGACAATCCCCATGGCATGAAGTCAGTGAGGAGCCGAAGAAAGGTGAGCATATATGTGTGCAAGTTGGTAGCGGGAACTTAACATCATGGTTTGCTACATCTAATATCAGAAAGGATTTTGAAGACTATAATGTTATCAGATGGGCGTATGTTTCTGATTTAATCAAACAATAAAATAGATATGGATATAATAAAATCAGAATCAGCCAAGAATATATTAGCACGTTCATATGATGGAGGTCACATATGCTACGAGAATGCGGAAGCTGCTGTTGAAGTTGCTGAAAAGGAAATGATACAGAAAGCTACTGAAGCGTTCCGCCTTTTTGTGGAAGATCATTGTAGCGAATCAGGAAGAAAAGATATTGCGGCAGAGTCGGAGTACTACATAAAAGTATTTAAGGACTTGATAAATACTAATAAATGAATAATCGACAAGTATGCAGTGAATGTAAGCTGTTTGCCTATGAAGATTCATTCGGCAATGGATGGTGCGAATTCCATCAAAAGAAGGCTTTCTGTGAGAATGTGGCCTGTGAAGATGGAATAGAGATAATAGAGGGAAAGCTTTCCCTTGATACGGACGATGATAATAGTAACCTTTTAAAATGATACGACCAAAGCATTACAAGTATTTTCCCCGGTCCCAACCCGCCCAGCGAGAAAGGACTACATTAACCACTTCCGCCAAGAGAAGCCACTTGAAGGAATTTACTTCACCGGTTTCATGCGCGAAGTACTTGAAAAGCGATCCAGACGCAAGTCTGCAAACTATGCAGTAGTCTATGATGCCATTATGAAGCATATCGACCAATTTTCCGAGTTGTACGATTGCGACATTTTCACCAATTCGATTACTGAGGAATTTCTGGATGATTTCATAATTTATTTGGAGAACCAGAATTTGAGGCATAATACAATAGTAGGTTACATTCTAAAGATTCAATCTATGGTACGAAAAGCAAGCCAATACAATTACGCTGTTGATTCTACATTTGATGAAATTGATATGCGCCTGGAGGAAACTAACGCGGTATTCCTTTCAATGAATGAGATCACAAGGATCTATTATTATAAGTTCGAAAAACAAGATAAACGTAGAGCCAAGGAGCGTATTAGAGACTTGTTCGTTATTGGATGTCTTACAGCATTAAGGTACTCTGATTATTCTACACTTACTAAAGATAATTTTCAGAATGGTTATATTGTAAAGCGGACGAAGAAAACCAATGTAGACGTAAAGGTGCCGGCTCATGATTATGTGAAAGAAATTTTTGCGAAGTACAACGGAAATATACCAAGTGGACTTTGCATCCAGTACTTTAACAAATACCTAAAGGTAATCATGAAAGAAATAGGGCTGAATGACTTGATAACATTCTCCTATACTCAGGGAGGGAAACTTGTAACTGTTACCCGTGAGAAATGGGAACTGATCAGCAGTCATACAGCAAGAAGATCAGCAGCAACGAGTATGTACCTTACAGGTAGAATGAAGACCTTAGAGATAATGAAACTCACTGGCCACCGGACAGAACAAAACTTCTTCCGGTACATTCGCCTAACAGGAGAAGACACCGCACGTTCTATCAGTGGTGATATGTTTTTCAGAAAGTAATAACTAATAAAAAAATAAAGATGCAGAATAAAAGGGATAAGAAACGCAAAGGTCCGGTAGAAGAAAGTAAGCCGGACACAACAAAAAATATAGGAAACCTTGATGAAATCATTGCCAGTCAACGGGAAAGAGAAAAGAATCTCTATCCCGTCCGGGTGTCAGGTACAACAGTGATTTATGTCACAAAGAGTAAAGCTACCCGGCAGTATGCGGAAGAGTATAAACGTGATAAATTGATGAGGCTTAAACAATGAAGAAGAAAAGAATTTCAATTCGATTTGATGACCGTACATTAATGCTATTAGAAGAATTGTCCAATAAAACAAGTGTCAAAGTATCTGTAGTAGTCCGTTCATTAGTGATGAAGGGTATAAACGACATAGTGGACGATGCAGGAAATTTAAAACTTGATGAGAAACCGATACAAGAACAGTAACTATTATCCGGTTATTGCCGGAAACATAGCTCGCAATTATGATAAACTGCGGGCCTTATGCTTCCGGCAGGTAACTGGGTATTTTGATTCCCGTAGCCATGAAGATATCTTTCAGGATACAGTTCTGTACGTTATTCAAGATGAAGAATCCTTGAAATGTACTACTGATGAAGACCTGATAAGACATTTCCTTCATCGCTACCGGATGATAGAGTTTCAGACAATACGAGATGCCCAACAACTAAAGAAAATACCCTATGCCGACTATATACAAGCCAAAGAAGATACAACCGAAAGACAATAACCAATACAATACTGAACGACGGAAGATATACAATTCTGAACGCTGGCGCCGGTTGCGTGCGTGGAAATTTGCATGTAATCCACTGTGCGAACTATGCTTGAAAGAAAATAAAACAGTACCGGCTGAAGACATTCACCATATCATTTCCTTTATGAGCACGGATGATCCCCAGCAACGGTTATTCCTTGCCTATGATTATGACAACCTGATGAGTCTTTGTAAGCAATGCCATCAAAAGATACACAACAAACTATAAACTATCCAGGTGTTCCCTGAAATCCCGGTTCAATTCATACGTCAGGAAATAATAAAAGAATGTTGCCCGCATAGGTTTGGACAGTTCACGTTTGCCAGACATGATAAGGCTCAAAGAAGAACGATCAATAGCTAATTGCTTTATTAGATCATTCCTCTTTATGCCAAACTCCTGCATCTTACTTTCTATCCACTCAACCGTAATATCATCTACATTCAAAGAATATGCCACCGGGATAATCTTTGCATCCGGATACAATTCTTTCCCCCGTTCAATGAGTTGCTTTTGGTTCAGTATATACCCGTTTATCAGTCTCGCCTGAGTGACTTTTATCGTACCGTCTTCCAATGGTTCAATATCTATCCCCATTCTTCTGTAACCATTAATAAATTCTTTTTCCATACTTTTTCTATTTTAGGAAAGAAAGAAAAAGCAAGGGGCGAACCCCTTACTTAATTCTAATCTCTTTTACGTTTGTCATATCGTAGATTGCAAGTTGATTGTTTTCCCTTGCGAACTCTATCGCCTTGTCAATCTCCGAGTTTTTAAAGACTTTTACGCTATCGAAGTAGTAACGTTCGCTTTCGGTGTCGAACCATCCGCCAACCGTTTTACTATGTTCTAAAGCATGATTAATAACTCCGTTTAAACTCTCTTTTCCGAAACTGTTTTGCGTTTCTTGATACGCTACTGAAATTCCGTACTTAACAGGTTTCATTGTCTCAATGTTAAGAGTAAAACCATCGGGATTGATTAGTGAGTATTCCCAAACTCCATCGATTAATTGTTTCATAATGTCAAATGATTTAAAGCCCCTTGCTTTAACTGTCACAAAGATAATGTATTAATTTGCTTTACGCAAACTTTTAAATGGATATTATTTGCTTTACGCAAACAAATAGGGAAATCCCTATATTGCCTTTTCCGTGGAACAAAGTGTTAAAATTCCGTGGAACATCAGGGAGGGGATAGGGGTATTTTTTTTCAGGGTTTCGACTTCCGAAACCTCGCCCCACCCTTCTTCACACACACGGCACTTTTTCAAATTTTGAATTTGTTAATTTATTAACACTGTTTCTGTCCGACAAAAAAATGGTTAGTCAGAAAAATCTAATCAATATGGTAAAGTTTAATATGCCCGATGGATTATCGGATGAAACGCAAAAATTTATGCGGGATGTAGTCAAGGAACTAAATAAAAGAAAGATTATACAAAGCATTGATCTGGGAGCACTCCGAATGCTCGCTACCAGTTACGAGATGTACTTACAGGCTACGGATATTTTGCTTGCTGATGGCCCTGTTGTTATGATTAAATATGAAAGGGCTGCCAATCCCGCACAGAATATTGCTACTAAAAATTATGCCCAAGTCATGAAGATCATGACAGAATATGGCCTGACCATTAAAAGCCGGGGAAATATCAAGGAAATGAAATCAGATAAGGAAGAAGAATCTCCATTGGACAAGTTTATCAAAAAGGCTCCGGGAAAAAAGAGATGAAAGGCTATTATCAATATGCTGCTGATGTACGCGACGGTAAAGTGGTAGTAGGTGAATTCATTAAGCTGGCCGTAGAACGTTTCTATTCCTTATTTGACCGTGATGATATCGAATTCCGTGAAGAATGTGCAGATTACGCTATTGAATTTATTGCCTTACTCCGCCATTATACGGGACGCCATGCCGGTATGTCTTTCGAATTATTACCATGGCAGAAGTTTGCAGTGGCTAGCATTTACGGATTCTATAAAAAAGATGAGGATGGGACCTGGTGTCGACTAATTTCATTTGTGTACATAGAGATGGCCCGCAAAAATGGCAAGTCCGCTTTTGCTGCTGCTCTTTGTCTTTATCATCTTATTGCTGACGGTGAATCCGCGGCCGAAGTATATTTGGCCGCCAACTCCAAAGACCAGGCTAAGGTCAGTTTCAAGATGTGTCGCAACTTTGTCTCCGGACTTGATCCAAAGCATAAATATTTGGACTCATTTCGTGACCAGATCAATTTCGATAAGACTCTATCTTTTTTGAAAGTTCTGGCAGCTGATTCATCCAAACTGGACGGTCCGAACCCTTCCATGTTCTTGCTTGACGAGTATCATGCTGCAAAGAATTCAGGTCTAAAGGATGTATTACAATCCGGGCAGGGTATGCGGGACGATCCAATGGGCGTTATAATTACTACAGCAGGCTTTGATAAGTTAGGACCATGTTATCAGTTCAGGGACATGTGTACAGAAATTCTAAAAGGCCTAAAAGAAGACGATACCATATTCGCATTGATATACTCGCTGGATGAAGGGGATGACTGGAAAGATGAAAAGAACTGGGCCAAAAGCAACCCGAACCTTGGAGTAACGGTCAAGGCAAAGTATCTGCGTGAACAGGTGCGTAAAGCTATGAATTCGCCATCCGAAGAGGTCGGCATCAAAACCAAGAACATCAATATGTGGTGCGATGCCGAGACGGTTTGGATACCTGAACACTATATTTTGAACTCGTCTGCCAACATTGATTTTGATGATTTCATAAACAAGGACTGTTACATGGGTATTGACTTATCAAGTACCAGTGACTTAACCTGCGCTGCATTCATGTTCCCAACTGAAGAAAAGTATTACTTCAAAGTTAAATATTACCTGCCGGAAGTCGCACTCCAAGAGAAGCGTTTCAAAGAACTTTATGGAGAATGGCGCAGGCAGGGATTGATAACAATCACTCCGGGAAACGTGACTGACTATGACTATATCCTCAATGACATTATGGATATCCGGGATAAGGTCTATATCCAAAAGATTGCTTACGATAACTGGAATGCCACTCAATTTACCATCAATGCTGAGGAAAAGGGGGTGCCTATGGAACCTTTTAGCCAAGCTCTCGGGAATTTTAACCGGCCTACCAAAGAGATGGAGCGTCTTCTGCTTTCCGGGAAAGCCGTGATAGATAATAATGTGATAAATCGGCATTGCTTCCGCAATGTAGTAATGGCCAGGGACAGAAACGGCAACACCAAGCCATCTAAGCAGTTTGAAGAAAAGAAGATAGATGGTGTTATCGGTATGCTGGAAGCCTTGGGCGGATATCTGGCATCACCGCGTTACGGTGAGTTTTATTAAATTGTCCGACACTTTTTTGGTTGGTGTAGAAAAGTGTGATATGAACATATTCGGATACAATTTTGAAATAAGAAAAGCTTCAAAACAGGAAACATCCCGTATTCCTGCGTGGAGCTACTCCGGTGGCCACGCTCCCTTGCTGAGCCGTAGCAAACCTATGCTGTTGTCAACAGTTTACCGCTGTGTAGACCTCATATCTGATAGTGTGGCGGTGCTTCCACTTAAGACTTATGAACTTGACAGGGATGGATTCAAACGGGAATATAAGGAACATCCGGCTTATCAAGTACTGGACTTGGAACCTAATGAAGATATGACAAGGTTTGTGTTCTTCAAGACACTTATGGCTTCTGTTTTATTAACAGGAAATGGATATGCATATATTGAGAGAGATAGTAAATTGGCCGTTTCTCAACTTATTTATATGCCGACATCCCATGTCTCTGTAGTCTGGGTTACTGACGGCAAAGGCATTATGCGAAAACGCTATCAGATTACGGGGTTTAAAGAGCTTGTCGAACCGAGAGATATGATCCATGTTCTCAATTTCTCATACGATGGCATTATAGGGGTTTCCACTCTTACCCATGCCCGACAGACTCTTAATATCGCCACGAGTTCGGAAGGACACGCTGTGGGATTTTTCAAGAATGGGGGAATGTCCGGAGTCCTGACAGTCGAAGGCGCCCGTCTCGATAAAACTCAAAAGGATCAGATATACCAAACCTGGGAGGAACGAATCATTAACCACCCCAATGGTATTGCAGTGCTGGAAGCTAATATGAAATACCAGCCTATTACTATTAATCCCAAGGACGCCCAGCTGCTTGAGTCAAGGCAGTTCAATGTAGTTGATCTTTGCCGCTTTTTTTCTGTATCTCCAGTGAAAGCATTCGACCTGAGTAAATCAAGTTATTCTACTGTTGAGGCTACGCAGCTCCAATATCTGACGGATACCGCATTGGCCGTGATAACAAAGATTGAGCAGGAAATCAACAGAAAAGTATTCTTACCGGCAGAGCGAGGCAGGGTACTTGCTGAATTCGATACGTCTGCCATTCTACGTACGGATAAGAGTGCACAGGCTGCCTATTGGAGGGATTTGTCTGTCATCGGTGCGGCAACGCCGAACGAGGTACGTCGTGAAAACAATCTTCCAAAAATTGAAAATGGTGACAAGGCATTCGTACAGGTGAATGTGCAGACCTTAGATAACGCAGTTAAAGAAAATCTTGCAAAAAATGAAGAAAATTCAAAAGTGTCCGACAAATCTGTGGTTAGTGAGTAAAAGCTAAGATTATGGACGAAAAAAGAGAAATCAGAAACACGGCTTTTCAGGTGCAAGTAACCGGAGAAGAAGAGGAAAAACGGACCGTAGAGGGCTATGCCTTACTGTTTGGGGTATCTTCTGACGGTTTGTCCTTTGAGGAGGTGATTGACCGAGGAGCTTTAGATGGAGTCATTGAAAAAAGTGATGTGTTTGCATTACTGAATCATAACCAAAACCGGGGAGTACTTGCCCGGTGTACAAATGGAAACGGATCACTGGCGTTATCAGTCGATAGCAAAGGACTTAAGTATCGTTTTGAGGCACCTAAGACAGCACTTGGAGATGAACTGCTGGAAAATATCCGCCGGGGAGAGATTAGCGAGAGTTCTTTCTGCTTTGATGTGGAGAAAGACACTTGGGAAAAGAAAAGTGATGGTGTATGGAAACGGACAATCTCTAAGATAGGGAATCTATACGACATTGCTCCTGTGTACAATGCCGCATATAGTAAGACTTCGGTGTATATGCGTGGTAAGGAACAGGCTGAGGAAGAATTTGCCCGTCAAAACAACGAAAATTTGGAAGAGTATTACTCAAATATTGAAAAATCATTAAACATTTAAATGTTATGGCTAAAGAAAAAAGTATCACAGAGTTGAAGGATGAGAAGAAACAGCTTTCCACTCGTTCAAAAACGATTCTTGAAACTGCTAAAGGAGAAAAACGCCTGTTAACAACTGAGGAAAATGAAGAATTGGGAGCTAACCAGGTACGTATGGCAGAAATCAATCTTGAGATTGAGGAACACGAAGACATGAATCGCCGGCAAGGCCGTCGACACCAGCCGCAAGGAGGCAAATTCTCATTGCGTCGTGCTATTGCCAACATGGTGGACGGAAACCAGCAGAATGATGTGGATGCCGGTGTTATCGATGTGGCTACTACACTGCATAACCAGTCAGGTGCCCAGATGGCCGATAAACGTAGTATCGTAGTGCCGGTAAACATGGAAAACCGTGCAGCATTTACCGCTGCAACGGAAGCTGCTACAGGTGTTATTATTGACGAGGAACAACAGGAAATGTTGTTGCCGTTACAATCGGCACTGGTCCTGGCGCGTGCCGGTGCACGTTTCATGACTGGTCTGCAAGGCAACATTTACTGGCCGTCATTCTCCGGTGCGAATGTATTTTGGGAAGATGAAAACGCAGAAGCTAAGGATGGCGCCGGGAAATTCTCTAAAGGTAATGTGTTCAAACCACTACGATTGACTGCTTATGTCGACATTTCCAAACAGTTACTTGTGCAGGAGAATGCTTCTGTAGAAGCATATATCCGTCAGGCTATCGCTGTAGCCATCGCGCAGAAGATAGAGCAGACAGCTTTCAGCAAGAATACCGGTGTGGATAATACGCCTGACGGTATGTTCCACACCCTTGATGCAAATATCAAAGGTGATATGACATGGGCACAGATCGTTGCGATGGAAACTAACGCGGATACTCGGAATGCATTGTTCGGTAGCTTGTCTTACATTCTGCACCCGTCACTTGTTGGTAAGGCAAAAACGAAAGTTAAAGATGCATCCGGTGCCGGAGGCTTTATCTTTACAGGTAATGGCGATGGCCAATTGAATGGTTACAAAGCGCTGCGAACAAACAACCTGCCGAAAGAGCTTGGTGAAGGTGCTGATGAATTCGGTATTGTTTTTGGCAACTGGGCAGACTATTTCTTGGGACAGTGGGGCGGCATTGAATTGCTTGTAGATCCGTATACCCAAGCTCTGAATGGGACGGTAAGACTGATTACCAATTCTTACTGGAATATGGGATTCATCCGTAAGGAATCATTCTCTATCGCGTCTTTGAAGTAGTATGGCATACGTCGACTTAGAGTTGGTAAAGAAGCACTTGAATTTAGAATCATCCTTTACGGAGGATGATTCTTACCTTGAGTCTTTGATAGAGGCAGGTGAAGAGAATATTGCAAAGGATTTGTGCGTGACAATTGAAGAACTTGAAACTATAGGTGGCGGCTCTAAAATCCCCGCACCTCTCCGGCACGCTATTCTGCTTACAATCGGCACTTATTATAGCAACAGGGAAAGCGTATCCAGCGTCAGACTTCAGGAGCTTCCTCGGGGAGTTAAATATCTGACATCACTTTATCGAAACTTTAGCCTATGAGAGCCGGATTACTGAAAGAGACTTTGATTTTTGAGGCGTTGACAAAAGAGAAGACGCCATCAGGAGCCATTAGCAAGGAATACAAAGAAGTATTCAGGTGTAGGGCTTACCGAAAGAAACAGTCCATCATAACCGGGGATGAGAGTGCAAAGGAACAGTTTATCGGACAGATGACCGTGATGTTGGTTCGTAAATATCCTCAGATAACTTATAATTGTCGCGTAAAGTGGGCTGAATGTACCTGGGAAATAAAAATGATTGAACCTCGTGACAACGAACTTACTTTAACACTTAAAAAGTTGAATACATGATACAGGCTTCAGTTATTGACAAAGATAGCATACTGTACTTAGTCCGTAATCTTGAGGATTTTGAAAAGGACAAGGCCATTAAGAGCGGACTTCGCTCAGCGGTCAATCTCTTTCGTGTAAAAGGCCGTAGAAATCTACGTGTTAGGTTGTTGCATCATGGAAAACAAACCAACCATCTTATGAACTCTTTTACCAATCGGGTAAAACGGAATAAGCTTGGTGCTTTGGCTGGTTTTGATCGTCCGGGAGGTAATCATTCTCATCTTGTGGATAGAGGTACAAAGCGACGCTATACTAAATCTGGTGCTAATCGTGGTGTTATGCCGGGTAACCAATTCTGGACGGACACAGAAAAAACAGAAGGAAGCAGAGCTATGCAGGCCGTTTATGAGGGCACACAAAAGGCAGTTCAACGCATTAATTCCCATAGATAATGGACATGTTCAAAATAACAACGGAGGTACGAACTATTTTGTTGGATAATCCTAAAATTGTTTCTCTTGTAGAGGACAAGATTTTCCCTGTCATAGCTCCGGATGGTACGGAGGGCGATTTTATTACTTACCAGCGCGATGGATACAAGCAGACGTGTACTAAGTACGGTGTAGCCGAGCAAATTCCTTATGTGAATGTTGCTGCTGTATCGGATGATTATAATTGCGGTCAAGAACTGGCTTCTTTGATTTATGACACTTTATCCGGTGATTTTCGGAATCCGGATATACACATACAGCTTGAAGACTCTACAGAGGACTTCATTGATAACAAATTTATTCAAGTATTACAATTTTCAATTCAGCAGAAATAATTATGGCAGAAAAGAAATTAGATTCAAGCGTAGACATCCACAGGGGTGAACTTATGCTTTTTATCGGGGAAGATCCGATAGCATTCGGATCAAGTGCAGGACTGGATATCAGTACGGAAGAACTGGATATCTCCAATAAGATGATGGGTGACTGGGCCGGCTCTCTTGCCGGAAAGAAGAGTTTCACCATTTCCAGCGAATCTCTTTTGACGCGTAAAGAAGGCGCAATGAGTTTTGATACCTTGCTTGCGAAGCAGATAGCGGGTGATCCTTTGGACTTCTTCTTTGGCAGTGCGAAAGCCGCGGATCAAGATAACTTCGGTGGCACTTTCACCAAAGATACCGCACAAACAAATTATACGGGAAAAGTGATTATCACTTCTTTGTCCATCAAATCGGATAACGGGCAGATTGTTTCGGTGAGCGCGTCTTTTAAAGGTGTGGGAGCTTTGACCCCGATAGAACCGGTTGCAGCGTGACACTGAGAATTCGTTAACAAATGCATAAGGCGGTCCTATGATGGCCGCCTTTTTTAATATGAATGAATAATGGACTTGAGCATATTTATCTTTTGTGCAGGTGTTGCACTTTTAATTTTAGTTCTTATTGCTGTGTGCGATATGAGTGTGGAAGGTCATAAAAGACCTGCCCCGTCTCGCATTCCTTGCCCGCCAAAATTGATTATGGCACCGGGAATGAAATACCAACGTCTTACCATTAAGGCAATCATACGCTGGGAACAGCTACGGGAAAAATCCTTTTCGCTGATGGATTACACGGATAAAGAAGATATAGAATCTTTGCTTTATGTCATGTATATCACCAGCGATAAGTCCAGGTATACATTTGAAGTATTCCGGCAAGTGCTGGCAGACGAAAGGTTTATGAATGCCATGTCTTCCGATTTAGGAAAGATCATGGAAGTTGTGGCCCAATTTCAAAGAAAGATAACCACATCTGATGTCGGTAATTCCGAGGGTAGCCCTGAAAACATAGGTAAAATAGTTTCTACTTTGATAATGGCAGGACTGGACGCCCATTATGCATTGAACGAAATGGAATTATGCGATCTTCCTCTCTACTTGGAAGTATACGAACAAAAGAAAAAGGAGAAAATGGAAGAAAGCCGGATGTGGACCTATTTCACCATGTTACCTCACATCGATGCAAGGAAGATGAAAAACGGTGCCAGAGACCTAATTACTTTCCCATGGGAAGAAGAAGAGATGCGAAAAGAAGCCGAACGTGCCATCAAAGAAGATGCTGGCCGATTTGAAGAATTTATGAAAACTAAAAAAACAGACTATTATGGCAGGTAAATTATCATTCAGTATAGCGATCAATCTCTTAACTGAGCAATTCAAGAGAGGGGCAAATCAGGTAAAAGCCACATTCAAGGCATTGCAGATGCAGATATTGACATTTGTGGCCGCACTGGGCGCAGGTGGCATCGGTCTGAGTAATCTCGTCTCCCGCTTTGTGGATGTAGCGCGGGAAACCAACCGGGTTACTACAGCTTTGAAAAACGTATCAGGTGGACTTGCTAAATATGCGGACAATCAACGTTATTTGCTTGACATGGCAAAAAAATACGGTTTGGAAATAAATGCTCTGACCGGGAATTTTGCAAAGTTCACTGCCGCCGCATCTGTTTCCGGCATGACAATGCAAGAACAGAAAAAGATTTTTGAGTCAGTATCTCGTGCTGTCACTGCATTCGGAATGAGTGCTGATGACAGTAATGGTGTGTTCTTGGCCTTGTCCCAGATGATGAGTAAGGGAAAAATCAGTTCTGAGGAATTACGTTTGCAAATGGGTGAAAGACTTCCCATCGCTTTACAAGCTATGGCCAAGGCTGCTGGAACTTCTGTTGCCGGTCTTGACAAGCTTTTGAAACAGGGCAAACTAATGAGTAAAGATGTACTTCCGAAGTTTGCAGAGGCTTTAAATGAAATGATCCCTAACATCGATCTGGATAACCTTGAAACCTCCATAAATCGGCTTAAGAACACCTTCACGGAAGTAGTAAACAGCACAGGGGTACAAAGTACTTATAAATCTCTGGTTGATTGGCTGGCTAAGACAATTGCTTCAGCGGCTGAAAATACAACGAATGTTGTTATTGGTGCTTTGGCCTTGATTACTGGTGCTGTCGCAAACCATGCCGTAAAGTGGTGGATAAGTATATCCTCCACCACATCCATGATAGAGGCGAATGTCGCTAAAAGTAATACTTTATTAGTGCAGGCAACCCAACAACGTATTGCTGCAGAGGTAGCATTAGAGCAGGCTAAGACACAGTCTGTCATGGCCGAGGCTAATGCTCGAGTGGTACTTGATAAGGCGATTCAAAAGGAAAAGATGGCATCGGATCAGGTTGCCTATGCAGAGCAAAAGGCAGCAGATGCAAAGAAGATAGTTGACGCACAGACGACTGCAAGGGCTATGTTAAAAGCCACAAGAGAACGTATTGCCGCAGAAATAACATTAGAGGCTGCTAAAGCTGAGGTTATTACCGCTCAGAATGCCAATTTACAAGCACAGACATATAACGACGCTATTGCAGCACGGGAAAGGCTGGCTATAGCACAAAAGAGCTTTGCCAGTGCAGAGAAAACGCTTGCGGAAAAGACTGCTAAAGAGGTTGCTGCGGCGGAAGCTGCCAAAGCCGCAGCCGCAGAAGCTGCCGCGGTGAAATCACAATCGGCTTGGGGAAGATTTTGCAATGTAACCAAAGTGGCTGTAGGTAAGCTTGTAGTGCAAATAAAGGCAATGTGGGCGGCTTTCAAACCTATGATTATTATTACTGCCATTACTGCGGTGATAGGAAAGCTTGTTGCGATGTACAAGGAGGCTAAACGTGTTCGGAATATATTCTCTGATTATAAGAAAAGTCTTCTCGCAACTGGGAACACTCAGGAGATAACGCGTATACAGGCTTTAGCCAAAATAATGAATGATCGAACAAAAAGTCATCGTGCCATAAATGCAGCACAAGCAGAATTGCAAAAAATGCTTGGGGTAGAGAATAAGTCCCAAGAGGAACTGAATAGACTGGTAAAAGATAGAGTTACTTTGCTTAAGGAAGCAGCTATTGCCGAACATGCCTTTAATACTGTTGGGGAATATACGGAACGGAATGCTAAACTAGCTGCTGATGTAGGCTTGAATAGTAAGCAAATGGACCGTTTGACAAAGTTATATGCAGGAAGAAATACCTCTGAGAGAAATCGTTATGCATATCAGGGGGCGGTTAAAGAAGAGTTGGGAATAAATGGAAATCTAAATAAGGGAATTACTATATCTAACGTAAGCGATGCACTTGAAAAATACATTCAAAATGTAAAAGTTATTAGTGATGCTACTCAAAGAGCTGGAGAACATTTAGGGAAAACAACGATTACCCCGCCATCACTTCCACCAGATAATGACAAGAAGACTCTTCTTCAGAAGCAGCAAGAATCATATAGAAAACAATATGAAGAATTAGGCGCAGAACTGGAAATAGGAAAGATCACCCTGGCAGAGTATAATAAGGCGCTTGGAGAGCTTAACATAAAAATGTTTGCGCAGGCTAAAGGTACCGGAGATAAAGAAGTCTTGGAAAGTGAATACTTTAGAAATCTCAGAACTGCCGCCGAAAAAGCTATTGCCAATCAAGATAAGAATGCCGCTCTTGTTGAGTTTGAAAAGGTTCAGAAGGATTATAATACCAAAGTGCGGGAAGCTCAGCAACAGCAAGCCAAAGGTCTTGCTTCTCAAAAGAAATTAGACGAAAGCATCATTTCCCTTTCGGTTGAGGCCGCCAAGAGCGCTGCCGGGATAAAAGGTATTGGAAACGAGGCTGATGTATTTATTGCGGTAATGAAGCTTAACGCAAAGCTGCTTTCATCTCCAATAAAAATAAAGTCTCGTGACACAACGTTCGATTACAAGAAAACTTCTTCCGACATTGCTTCTGAGAATCTTGACAAAGCTAAGGAATACGCTGAAAAGCTGAAGGAACGTTATAAAGAATTAGGGCAGGAAATTTCTGACGAAATAGCTAATGGGATGGCCAATGTTCCCACATTGGAAGATGCTCTCAAATTGGCACAAGTAAAGGAGGACATTAAATCATTCAACAAAGAATTAAATGAATCTTTATATTCCGGGGTTAAGGATATTGCAAGTAGTTCTGACCGGATGGTCAGCGCATTCGAGAATCTCCGTGATGTCATGAATGATGTTGATGCGTCCGGATGGGAACGTATCATGGCTATCTGGAATGTGATGACAAATACTATTGATGGTATTATGAGTATCTGCAAAACCATCGAAACGTTAACGGAATTGACCAATAAATTAGCCAGGGCAAAGGAGGCGGAGGCTGTAATTGATAAAGCCACCGCAGATGAAAAAGTAGTCAACGCCGCAAAGGGTGCGGCTGCAACTATTGCAGAAACTCAGGTAGAGAAAACTGCGGCTACTACCGAGGTGGCCGCCAATACCGCTAAGGGTGCGAGTGCTGCCGGTGCGAGTGCTGCGAGTTTACCATTCCCTTGGAATATCGTTGCCATTGGTGGTGCCATCGCTGCCGCTATCGCTGCTTTTGCTGTCATCCCAAAGTTTGCCAGTGGTGGTATTATTGCCGGTGGTCCAACATCCGGAGATAAGATTTTGGCCCGGGTTAACGCCGGAGAAATGATATTGAACGGCAGGCAGCAATCCAACTTGTTTGAGGCAATCAATTCGGGTAAACTTAATTCTACGCAAAATCAATCGGTTAATATCGGTTTTGATAAAGTACGCGGATCGGACATTTATCTCTCATTGAAAAACTACATGAAATCAACCAATAAGAAGTTATGAGCTACGGATTAATCTATACAGTACCATTCGCCACTTTGGATAACATTCCTTGTGTGGTGGAGATTGAGAAGGACGGATACGAAGGGGAATCGACGGAGTTGATACCCGGTGTCACTCCGTTCACAATAGATATTAATAGCGAGGAATTCCTTTATATTCCTACCCGGTTCTCAACTGCAAAGCTACAGATTGTTGGAAGTGATTACCTACAATCTCTTTTCTCGACTGCCTATCGGGAATATCGGGTAACACTTATCAAGGATGGCGTAATAACTTGGTGCGGCTTTATTAAGCCGGAATTGTACACTCAGGATTATACCTCCGAAAAATTCATTCTTGAAATAGAATGCATTTCCGCAATGTCAGTACTGGAGTTTATTGATTACACAATAGAAGGAGACAGTAAAGAATTTGTTTCATTATGGCGTCTATTGCAGCGTTGTGTCTCTACGGCAATCGGTCGTTATACTTCCGTTTACATTCCTCATGTATATGCTTCCAGCAAAGCAACTTACACGACCGGTGAAAATGTACTTGCCAACATGACGCTAAGTGAACAGGACTTCTTTGATGAAGATGATAAACCAATGAAACTAAAGGAGGTACTGGAAGAAGTCTGCAAGTTCCTCAACTGGACATGTGTCGACTGGAAAGGTAGTCTTTACTTTGTCGACGTGGATCACTCCGGAACATATTACAAGTATAACGCCATGATGACAAGTAAGGCCGATGCCCAGATCAATGAATTGTTGGTTCAGGATATTGGTTTTGCCGGAGGTAACCATTCTTTGGATGTCCTTCCCGGTTTTAATAAGGTGACAGTAAAATGCAGCAACTATTCGGTTGGGCAAATGCTGCAGGAAGAAGATTTCAATGATTTAGAAGAACTGTCAACTATTGACAACAAAACATCTGATAACAAGAAAGCATGTCGTTCAGTTTACTTATATCCTGATGCGTGGAATTGCCTATTGTATAGAGATGGAAGCGTTATTGACAATAGCATGCTATCATCTGTTAAAGACATAGCTCCATCATTAGACGGGGCTATGTTAATGAAATACTGTGTATACGAACAAGAAAAGGATGCGAACGGGGTTTGGCAGCCCAGTATTCATGATTATTCCTTTATAAATGCGATACGGGTACGCTTTCCCTTAAAAGGTACTCCCGGTGTATTTAACCTTATTAATTATAAAGTACTTACTTTTAAGGGTGCATCTGCAACGTATATGGATTGCGCGCTCGGTATTAATGCTACAGTAAAGGTTATCAAAGACAATGACATGCTACCTTGGGGGAACAGCGCAGCCGGATATGCACGAAATTCATTAAGATGCCAAATACGTATAGGTAATGAATATTACGGCAACCATTTTGGGGATAGCTTTCATGGCTTTACTTGGGCGGAAGATCCTATGAATTTTGTCATATTGAACCTTGACAGTTGGAATAATGACGGAAAGCTTGAATGGTTGACTCTTCCGAATGATAAGACTTTGGATATGCCTTATAATGGATTAAGCGGCCTAATCGTTCCTATTGACCGGCCGATCTCTGGAGAACTTGAATTCAACTTATTAGTATACAACCGCCAAGGGGATGGATCGAGGGGAGATATGACGGGAATCATAATCAAAGACTTTAGTGTAAAAATCCAGAATAAAGATAATATATCAAAATCAGATAATGATTCGGACAGAACTTACGAAAATGTTCTCAACGAGAATTATATCAATGAACTGGATGAAATCGAATTTAAGATGTCTTCTTACAATGAAGATGGAGCATGCTATAGCAAAGTATTATTAGATGGTGATTATCTGAAAGATAACCTATACAACTGCATTCTCGATGACGCTATTCGTCCCGAGGAAATGATGATCACCCGCTGTATTAATCATTATAGTGCCACCCGTATTAAACTTACTCAGGAAATAAAAGAGCATGCAGATTTATCTCCGATAACGAGATTGTCCGACACTTTTTTGGTTGATAAGAAATTCATCTGTACAGGTGGTACAATCGATTGTCAGATGAATAAGTTCGAATGCGTAATGATTGAAATTTAAATGAAGAAGGTTACTGTCATATCAAAAACTATTCCTACAAAGCCTCGGTCGGGGAATTATCCCGTCGGGTCAACGGTTGTGCGTACAGGTGGTGGTTCGGGAGGTGGCAATACAACCGTTGTTACGGGTAGCGCAGCTTTGGAAGCAGAAATAACTTCTAATGCAGCAAAAACAGGGCACATCGAAGCTGGTCAGGTTCTACCAAAAGGTATGACCTTCACTCAGTTCGTCAAAGCCTTACTTTTTAAACCTACACCTGCTACACTTGAAGGTAGGTTGACAACCGGTAATGACGTTGAATATGGTACTTCGAAAGGACAAATAAACTATACTGCCACGCGCCATGGAAACGGTGAAATGACGAAATCCTTCTATGAAAATGATGAAAGTAACAAACTTGAATTTTCCACGGAAGTGAACGGCATACAAACTGCCATGCGTGCTTTATCCGGCGTTTACACACAAGGAGAAACTTATAAGGCTACTGTTGTTTATGCTGCGAGTGAAGACGGATCAATACCGGAAACGACCTTGAACAATTCTATTACTGTGAATGTGCGCAGGAAGTGGTTTGCGGGAGTAGTCAGTGCGATTCCTACGACTTCTTCCCAGGTACGTGCATTATCGGCGAGTGGGCTGTATGCCGGTGCCGGCACGTATAAGTTCACTATTGGCAATTATAAGACTTTCGTCATCTGTATTCCTACCGGAACCATTAAGGAAGTCTCGTTGGAGAGGTATCAATATAACTTCATGGACTTGGATTCTGCCGCTACACCGCACAAAATCAGCGTGGAGGGTGCAAATGGATCAGCCGCCGTGGAATATACCATGTATGTGTTCACTTCCGCCACGACAAGTACTGAGACGGATAATTTCACCTTTAAAACAAATTAGTTATGGCTCTGGAGATAAAAGGGGACAGCTTTGCAGGTCGATACAAAAGAGTGAATGATTACCCTATTGATACTACAGATATATGGGATACATACAATCACGCTCTTGTATATGCACGTAATACAGATAGTGTAGCGTATGTGCCTTATGCTGGGCAGATTGTTTCCGTGGTGGAAGATGGGGCGATTTATAAGTTGGAGAAAGATGACAGCATCTCTGAGGCTGATGGAAAGAAACATTTTAAACTGGTTCTTATTGGTAGCAAAAATGATAATGATGACCGGTATCTGCGCCGGGATGTGGCAGAAACAGTTCAAAAGCTGATGACCTTTTTGGAAGGTATCAATGTGAAAGGTACTGCGACCTTGGAAGAGATCACTTTGCTAAAGAACATAGTATCGAAGAACTTTGCTGCCGGTGGTAGTGGCTTTGGTATCTATCAGGACGCGGATGGAAACTATCATCTGGATATAGACTTCGTGGATATCAGGAAGAAACTGTCAGTGGAAGAAATCCAAGTGCAGCAGTCTACTTATATCGGCGGCAGACAGTATAATACGAAAGGCGGTATCATCTGTAACCGTGTGGAAGATAAGGGTACATTCTGGCGTTGCTACTTCAAAACCACGGATGCTGAAGGACGAACCGTAAACAACACCTTTCAGATAGATGACCAGGGAATCTGCGAAACATTTAATATGAAATCGGGTAACCATTACTACTGGCGGCTTGTGGTGGGTAAGGGAGACGACTACATAGACCTTTCCAAATCAGACTGTGCAGTAGGCAGTGATACGCCCTTAGTCGGTGACAGTATCGTACAACTCGGTAACCGGACAGATACAAGCCGTCAGGGTGCGATCGTCTGGGACAGCGCGACTGCCGGAGGTCCTTATGTGCGAATATACAATGGCATCGGAGCCGATAAGCCTTACACTATGCCTGAACCGCTTATTGATTTCAATACGGTGCTCAGCGAAATTACGGCCAAGTTTGTTAATCAGGCAACCGGAAAGGATATCGATGAAACCATTGAAGACTTAAAGACTGATGTAGACCTTGTTAAGGAACAGACGGATAGGGAATATACACTTTGGTTTTTTGATTATGTTCCGACACTGTCTAATATCCCTGCATCGGAGTGGACCACAGCCGAGTTGAAGACGATGCACGACCAAGACATGTTCTATAACCGTCTGACTGGGAAAGGTTATCGTTTTGAGTCGGGAGATTGGAATGAAATCACCGACCATCTGACGTTGAAGGCTCTGGAAGATGCTGCCAAAGCGCAAGATACAGCCGACGGTAAGCGGCGTGTTTTTGTGGAGCAGCCTACTGATTCGCAAAAATATGATGTGGGTGACATGTGGGTAAATGCAACTTATTCTGATGGTACAGTTAAGTATAAGAATGATTCACTTGTCTGTAAGACTGCCAAAGCAAAAGGTGTAGCCTTTAGCATCGACCATTGGAAGCCTTCGTCTACTGCCACGACGGCCTATCTTGAAAACCTTGGCGATCAGATTATACTTGCTGTGAGTAATGCCGATGATGGGGTTGCTGCCGCAAAAGAACTTGCCAGACAAGGCATCAGTGATGCATATGACGCTGCTCAGGATGCCTTGAAAGCATTGGGTATCGCACAAGGAGCTCAGAATGCAGCAGATAAGAATACTTCCGCTATCCAAGTGACAGAAAAATCTATTGCTGCACTTGTGGAAGGAATTCATTTCAATAGCGCAGGCAATATTACGAACATCAATACATCCGGATTAATAACCACAGCAGACTTTTCGGCACTGTATGGGAAAGAAATTGTGTATGATAAGGATGGGCATGTAGACATGACAAAGATGTCCGGTATTATCACAGAGGCAGGCTTAACAGGGATGTTTTCACAGCTGGCTGATACGAACGGTTATGTAAAAAAGTCGTATATCGACCTCTTTGTTACTGAGCTTCCTGAAGGTGGGTTTCAGAGTAATGCAATAATTGATGCTGATCAGATACGATTCAACGGCAATATTGTAGCGAATGATACTTTCGTTGTGGACACAGAAGGTAACTTGACACTGAATAATATCATAGCTAATGGATTTATAAATGCAACAAGTGGATATATCGGGGGACTCAATATTAATGAGAACAGTATAGGTCTTCCTGATGGTTCTTATCCGTTGGATGTTCACGGTATGAACCTATCTATGGAGAGTCTAACCTTTGCATATGGGGAAACTCTGAATGTAGGTAATACTTTTTATCGTCTATTATCTAACACCAGTTTGGGAGCGGGCTATATCAATATTAATGTCAATGATGTACCTTCTGTATCTTCGACTATTGCAAACCTTATTGCTGGTAAGTATGGTCTAAAAGTGTCTACAGCTGGCGTTTTTAAAACTTCGGATGGCGGTGTAACGTGGAATAGTATATAACATTATCTATAAGAATATGAAAATCAATTTTAGAAAAATCGAGGCACAGACCTCTTTTGAAGGTGGAAAGCAAACCTTCGATACTGCCGAGACAGTCGGCAATGAAATGATGTACAATGGCAGTATCCTTCTGGATATCGGCTTTGAAGACTTGGCAAAGAAAATCTACTATTCGAGAGATGAAGTAGAAGTACCCGAACGCTACTGCAAGGCTTTGGAACTTGTTGTGAAGAACTCCCGGCTTATAGCTGCGGTGAAGCGTGAAATAATAAATCAGCTAAACGGTAAGTAATGGGATACATCAAGTTTGTTCTCCGGCGTACCTCGGACGAGCACGGTAATACTACCAATGCTCGTATTTGTCGTATCGAATCAGATATGGCGGATACAAGTATGCTTGAAACAAACTTGATCATGCACGCGCTATCCGCTCCGGGTGGAAAAGTAGAGATTGCAGGCGAGTTTATACTGAACGAGAGTTTGTTGGATAACGATTATTTGGGGTAGTATTATGGATAAATTGAATAAGAAATTTCTAAAGGGCAACGTTCTGAAAGCTGAGGAGTTGAACGAAGTTGTTGGCAAGATTAACGAGCTGGTTGATAATTCGCTTGACAATCTTGTGCCGGAGGCATATTCAGGCAGCATTGATGTTGACAACATGCTAATCCCTGTTTTTGACAGAAGAATACAACAGATAGTCTTCATCCCTATATCAGCTATTCAAGGCGGTGTTACGCCACCTTCAACGGGTTTTCCTTATACTTTCCCTATCACGTTAAGATAACTCTAAAATAATATGTAATATGGCAAATTTGAATATACCTTCGAAAAATACCGGTGATACATTATCGGCTGGTGAATTAAATCAAATAGTAGATGCTGTTAATGGCAAAGTAGATGCAGTATCCGGCAAGGGATTGTCTACTAACGACTATACCAATACGGATAAGAATACTCTTGCGTCATTGCCCGGTCAGATATCCGGTTTATCTGAACGGATCAGTGAGATTCAAACCGGTTCATCAATAATACAGGATACTGAAAGGATTTGCGGGACTTACCGTATCGGTGGTAATGAATTGAATCTTTATGAATGTTCCTTTAAACTCGAAGAACTGCCTGTAATTGCAGGCACAACAAAGGAATATGAGATATCGGAGACTCCACTTGGCAAGAATACCTACCTTGCAATAAGCAGCTTTGCTGTATCTGACGGAACGAATTTCTATCCCAATAAATACAGTGTTGAAAAGGCGTATGTCGATCCGGAATATAAGACAAAGGTAGTTGTCAAATGCGAATCTGCTGCTGATACAGCTTGTTATGGCGTGCTCCATCTCCAATATGTGAAACTGGAGTATGAATTAGTCGAGTTTATGGTTAAAGGATTAACAGGTGACACAGCTACTAATGCAGCACTTACTATGCCTATTTTCAAGTATGACAAGAAATTCGCCTATAGTTATACTTTTGACGATGATACGGTTTTAGCCTACAGCCGTGGACATCTATTTATTAATAAGAAATGGCAGGATGCTGAGAAGAATTTTCATGTGGGAATGTCTAAAACTACAGGCTCATATCCTGAAAAAGCTCTTGGTTATACAGATGGTCTTGGCATTGAGCATCGTTTTACCCTTGGTGTCTCTATCTGGCCTGATGCCAGTAATCAGAATATAGATAATATAATGAATCCGAGCACGCATAAGCCTGATAAATATTATCCATATCTCGTATGGGATGACCTTAGACCGATGCTTGAGTTCGGGCATGAGATTTATTTCCATGATGTTAATACAGATGGCGATGATACTATAGAAGGTATTGTAAAGGGGTTGAGGAAATCTCAGAATATAACCTTGTCTCAAGTTCCCGGGCATGGTATGAAAACATTGGCAGAACCCAACGGAAACCATGACTATGTTTTGGCAGGCGAAAAGTTTGAGGATGTCTCATTCATGTGTGCACAAGGTTCTACGCCTCTTGGACTATTACAGAATATTAGTTTTGCACAAGACGTTGAGTTGAAGAACAAGGTGCAATATCGTAGGTTTGTTGAATCAACTCCGGATGCAAATACATTGATGACCGATATCACAGCTAAAGCCACATCTGGACTTTATCAGTGGTATCATGACTTTAGTCATGGTCCGGCTGAGCACCAGTTCATAAAAGACTTGTATGTCAAGTTGAACGACACATATGGTAAGGATGGAAATGACACCATGATCTTTGCTTCCCTTGATGAAATCTATGAATATTGGTTCATTCGGAAATATTCAAAAATCAGGAAGGAAGTAACGTCTGAGGGTGTTAAGTTTTCTATTCTTGTTCCCAAAGAACAATACTTTCGGCATAAAGAGTTTACTGTACAGTTGAACAGTACTTATAGCAGTTCTTTATCAGCAGAACTAATAAAGGGAGAAGTCTACGGATTTAAGTTTGGTAATATAAACAATAAGTTTTCAATCAATATTGACCTTGAAAAGCGATCCTATGAAATGGCTGACAAGTATTCGAACCTTTATCTTGAAAATCAGGATGGTGAGGTTCGGGATGATGCTGTATATTTCATTTCTCAGTTAAGAAATGATTTGCAAACCATCTTCAACGACCGCCTATCATCCATAGATACGGCTCCAACATTAAATTCTATAAGTATCAATAATGGAGCGGCTATTACTAATGCACGACAGGTTTCAGTAACCTTTGATCGTACAGGAGTCATCACGCATTATAAATTGTCAGAAAGTTCCAATCTGGACGATGTAGAATGGATTGCAAGTAGCGCAACATCTGTCTCATTTACCTTAAGCTCCGTTTATGGTACTAAAAAGATATATGCCAAGATTAAGAATGAATATGGCGAGAGTGATATTGTATCTTCTTCAATTTCTTACGAAGAGGCGGCAACAGATGCGCTTGTGCTTAATTCAATCAGCATCAATGGTGGTGCAGGTAGTACGAGTAGTAGAGAGGTAACTATATCAATGTCAATAACCGGATCACCTACACATTATATGTTATCAGAATCACCATCATTCAGCGGTGCTTCCTGGAATACTTATAGTGGTGTATCTGTTCCTTTTACCTTATCGAGTGGAGCAGGAAGCAAAACAGTATATTGTAAGGTTAAGAATGCTACTACCACCACAGCGATCTCAAATGCTACAATAAGCCTGCAGGAAGCCTCCGAAAGTTCTGTTGTGAAAATATCTGCTAATTCCAGTTGTACAGAGAGTGGCTATAATGTGTTCCCGAACTGGAACAAAACTTTAGATATGCTTGATGTAAACGGGCAGGCGAGCGGTTTGGTATGGGTTGGCGCATGGCTGTGGACCAATGATAGCAATTATAGTTCATATCCACAATTAGCAGGATTGAAGTCACCTTCCGGAGGTTCTTCATACGCTCCGGCAGAAAGCGATGAATGTATATATTCTCCATTTTCCGTTTGGAGTTCTCCAAGTGTCGGGCATTCAAACTCTGCCACAGAGTGGAATGCACATGCATTTAAGACTACTCCGGGCGCACGGTATAAAATTACTCTATTCGCATCTTTGGGCGGTAATTCAGTCATACCGAGTGATCCTGCCATGCATGTTTTTGACATCAACGGAGAACAGAAATCTCCGTCGTTTAGCCTAAAGAACAATTATGCAAATATGTTGATTTGGGAAGATGTAGCTGCGGATCCGGATGGTTGGCTGATCATTAAGTTTGGTAGAAAAGCTTCATCATGGATTACAACAGGAGCCAATGTTTTTGAATTTGAAAGAATATCATAAATGTGGCAATAAAAAGTCCCGTCCTACTTTCACAAGCTGGGCGGGATAAACACTATATGGTCTTAAAGACCAATATTATTACAAAGATAGTATTAATATTTAATATTCAAAAATGGAAGAAAAAAGTTTTCATCAGGCCGTTGCCGGATTGTTTGGCCCGATAGCCGGCAGTTTTGTCATGGACAGCTTGCAATTGATGATACCATGGCTTATAGCTATGTTCTGTGTAGTAATATGTGATTTGGCGACAGGAGTAAGAAAAAGCTTGTTGATGAAGGAACATGTACGTTTCAGTCGTGCATGGCGTGCGACAATGGGAAAGATGGTTACTTATTTTTCTTTCGTGGTAATGGTGGTGATGGTGAATAAAGCAGCAGGTGGCTCTTTTCATATAGATACTTATGCGTGTTTGTTTGTCTGCTTTATAGAGGGATGTTCGATCATCAGTAATATATTAAAGCCAAAAGGATATAACTTTAATCTGGCGGCTGCTATCGGTGTGTTTGCAAAGAAAGTATTTAGTGTGGAAAAGGAAGATGTAAACGAAATAATTAATAAGGAGGAAGATAAATGAGAACAATTGATGCAATTATCATCCATTGCTCGGCTACACGTGTCGGGCAGGACCTACGGGCTAAAGACATTGACAGGATGCACCGGGCGCGTGGTTTTAATCAGATAGGCTATAATTTTGTGATTGACCTTGATGGGACTGTGGAGAATGGACGCCCTCTCTCTATCGACGGGGCGCATTGTAATACTAAAGGATTCTCGAATGTGTCATACAACAAACATTCGGTTGGTATCTGTTATATTGGTGGTCTGGATGCAAACGGGAAACCAACCGATACCCGGACGTCTGAACAGAAGGCCGCACTTCGAGAACTGGTTGCCAAACTTTGTAAGGAATATCAGATTATTGAGCTTCTTGGTCACCGGGACACTTCGCCAGACCTTGATGGTAGCGGTGAAGTAGAGCCGGCAGAGTACATCAAGGCGTGTCCTTGCTTTGATGTACGTAGTGAGTTCTCTAACTTTCTCCGTAATGTAGTTGTACGGCCATGAAAGCATTACCTTGGATATTAGTTATATTGCTGGCAGTGGTTTGTGTGGTTGCCTGGTTCCGCCCACAGGCCGCTAAGGAGACTATACGAACCGAGACTAAGGTAAATACAGTAGTCAAGGTTGATACGTTACTTATCTCTGCACCTATGGCTCCTCTGTTAGTTTTCCAGCTAACAGATACTATTCGTATTGGCGATACGATAGTTTATCGTGAGCAGGCTTATTACGAGGATAGCCTTTACCGGGCATGGATTAGCGGGTATCGTCCGAAACTTGATAGCTTGATGGTGTTCCCTAAGACGGTGTATCAGACGGTGACGAATGATATTTACCACACCATTGCACCTAAGAAGCGTTGGGGACTTGGCTTGCAAGCAGGATGTGGCTTTTATCCTGGCCAAAGTGGTTTTTATGTTGGGGTTGGAGTGAGTTATAATTTGTGGCAGTGGTAAAGAAGTGGAAGTCATCTTTTAACGATAAGAGACACCTCAAGTCGAAAGATTCGAGGCTTTTTAATGTTAATGATTAAACTTCTAGTATCTTTGCGAAAAAAGATATTATGAAAGTAAAACAGGAATATGAAAGAATGCCAGCTAATGAAGTCTGGAATATAATAGTAGCCTATATTAATAAGAATAAACAGTTTTTATCTACTACTGGTATTAAATACAATGCCAAGGTAATAAATGATTCTATAGAATACAAAGGTGGCAAGGAAGGAAGTAATAGAACCACAGAAGGAGAATCTATCAGTAAGAATCAATTTATTTCCGCATTCAGACAAGCTCGCGATCTGGAATGTATTAACACCCAAAAAGTCAAGTCGTTCATTAACAGAAAGCAAAGCCCATTTGTAGGTCTTCTAAAGTCAGTTGGTATTATTGGATAAACATTGGCTATAAGATATTATTAGCTTCTATATATACTGTCATTGCTTTTATTGTTTAGGTAATCTATAACTTACCATACTTTTTTTGTTTCTAAATTTTACGATTATGAAAGAATATGTTGAGAAATACATAAATGAGTTACATACTGATAATCACCGTTACTTGTCTTGGGAACATTGCTATAAGGCATTTGGTAATTCTGAAAACTCAATTGACTATTTGGCCTTGCATCTTGCTTTTTATTTAGCAAGTTGGGGTATGTATAGGGGATCCACAACTTTGCTTAAAAAAGATTATAAGGTTCATTATAAGGTTGTTGAATTAATTAAACCAATAGCTTTGAAACGGGAAGCTATTAAGAGTTTAGTAGAAATCCAAGAGTTGATGGATTGTATTGTTCAAAAATATAGTAAGGTTGGCATTAAAGCTTCAAAGACTTTGCAAACAAAGGTTTTGTTAGGTACTTTGGGTTGTTTTCCTGCATTAGATCGTTTCTTTATAGATGGATGGAATATAGAATTTGAATCGAGTCCAACCGATGAAAAAATATTCAGTTTTGCTTTGGAAAATATCAGTAAAATAGAGGACTGTCAGAAGATTGTCAATCGGAATATGATATACCCTCCAATGAAGATTGTAGATATGTATTTCTGGCAAAAGGGATATGATAAATATCTTGAAGGGAAAAGGGCAGCCGAATAAGCTGCCTTTTTCTTTGCCTTTTCCTAGCTATGATTTACCTTTGCGACAAAAATAATATGGAATTTAATTATGACGAAGAAAGCGTGAACGCCTTAATAAAATGGGCTGAGAACGCACAGCTACCTAAAGAGGTAGTACTTAGTGAAGCTGAACATATTACTGACACTAGTATCTATGTTCGTGCCAATATCAACGACATTAAACAGCATTATCCGGATGGCTTTTACAATCCGGCCATTACGCGTCTGTACAGACTGAAGGAATTTGTAGAAGGGGCGGCTGAGTAAGCCGCTCCCTTCTTGTTTTCTGTTACATCATCATCATTTGCATTTGATTTCTCATCTCAATATATGGTTTGAATACTTCTGGATCATTAACATAATCTATTACTCTGCGGATTGCAGCATCAGCTTGGTACTGTTTTACACGTACATAAGAATTGATGGTAATCCCAGTTTTAATAGAATGACCGAGACAGTACTCGATAATAGGATAGGGGATGCCGATTTCTGCTGCAAATTGAGCAAAGGTTTTGCGAGCAGAATAATAGGTAAGGCTACCTTTGATATTCAACTCTTTTGCAAGTAGCTTCAAGCACTTATTGATATAGCATTGCAAATTTTTGGAAGTATATCTATAATTAAATTCCAGTACTCCGTTTTTTCCCATATATCTATTTAATATACAGGAAGCTTCTAGGCAGATGCCAATTTTTATTTTCCGGTTCTTCTTCTTGTGCTCGCTACTCTTTTGACGTATGTAGCTAATTTCTTCTTCTGAGAAGTCTATCTGTATAAGGTCGGCAAAGTTCATGCCACCGAGGTAGAAACTCAACAGAAACATATCTTTAGCTAAAGTAAGTTGCCGACTATACGATACATCAGTACTAATTATTTTCCTGACAGCTTCGACGGGGATATCAAGTTCTCGTGGCTCTGGTGCTGGGATTGTTGTATAAGCAAATGGATGTTTATCACATCGGAGTAAACCGAGTTTGATAGCTTCATTTACGCGGGCTTTTATGTGACACAGCCTGATCTGACGCCCTCCATCGGTATGTCCGTGTAACTTCATCCATCGATCGAAGTGTTCGACTGTGATGTGATTCATAATAACCATTGGTACATCACCCTCTGCCGCATCGAAAACTTTCATAGTGTCTTCCATCATTTTTGCATAGCTTTCCCGACCTTCCTCCCGGATCTCCCTAATCCGTTGTCGCATGAATTCGTTGAAGGTACGGACGTCCGGGATGGCTGTGTCTTGCTGAATAAGAATTGCCTTAACCTGCTTGGCTGAATAATATTCGTAGTTGTCTATGTACTGAAGTCGCTCTTTATACTTCTTGAGTTCAAAAAGTAATCGCCTGTTCATCATTGTTGCATCAGGGCGAGCAACGACTTTTCCTTTATACCACTGGCAGGCGTCATCCAGTAGGTATTCGGTTTTAATGTACTCTTTATCGTTCTTGACCGAGATACGGACAAAGATAGGGTACTTTCCAGCCTTAGTAGGCTTAGCGGATAAAATGGTTAATGCTAGTGTTGCCAT